CCCAAGACAAAGCCCCAGAGAGACCTAAACGAGAATCTACTGCGGTTGCCATGCGGTCTAAATATTGCTGGTATCTTGAAGAAAGAGAACTCATCTATACATCCTGTGCTTGTAACTGGTAAAATAAACTGAACTGGTGGTATCATAACCCACCACCACAAATTCGGCAGGCATTCATGGCGACATCACCAAAGACTAACCCCATAGTAAAACCAAAGAATGTTCCATCTAAGGCTCAGTCGCAGGTTGTCGGTCAAAACACAGCCGCCGGAGCTGAGATTACTAACCCCGACCAGCGATACACTTTCAGAACTGGTCGAGAACTATTAGCTTTAATTAACAGTGGCAACGCAACCGCCGCTGTTCGTACAATGGTGCGTACCTCTGACTCTACAGTATCTTCTGATGTCAGCACTAAAGCAACTATAGCAAACAGCGGATACAAAATAACAGCGTATAACGCCGCTACAATGGAATTCGATCCAGAGGCTACAATAGCTGCAACGAACGTACTAAAGTCATTAGGCAGAGTATACGACTACACTAAAGGGTTCGTAGCTAAGCCATCCGTCAAAGAAGTTCTTCACAGACTGTTAGTGGACACTCAGATCACCGGCGCACCCGCTGTTGAGCTTGTGATGGACAAAGACAGACTGCCATCTTATATAAGCACACTAGCTTATGACTATCTAAAGAAGATCGCTAAAGCTGACGGAGCTTGGTTCCCACGACAGGCTTTGCCACAACAAGACGAAGTTGACTTAGATTTCCCTAATATATTCATAAGTGAAATGCTGAGAGATTCGGGCGCGGCGTATGCAATAAGCCCGATCATCCCAGCACTTCCTGATGTGTTCGATCTTCGTACTTTCAAAGATGATATGCAACGAGCGGTTAACCGCGCAGGGCATGGCAGGCTTGTTGTTTCTTTAGACTACAATTCTGTATTTGACAGCTTACCAGAAGAAGTAAAGTCCGGAGATAAAGAGATTATCTATTCGGAGATGGAACGAGTCAGAGATCAAGTTCAAGGCGTTATTGATGAGCTAGAGCCGCAAGATGCTCTGGTTACGTGGGACTCTGCCACCGCTAATGTACAGGACGGTTCTGGATCACGAGCAGACTACAAGCCCTTGCTAGAGACCAAGCTAAGCCAGCTAGCCTCTGCTCTTAAATCAAACTCATCCGCGCTTGGCCTTAGAATTGAAGGCTCTCAATCCCTGTCGAACACTGAGTCACTAATTTACTTGAAGCAGTGTGCTGGCATCCAAAAGCCGGTAGAAGATGTGATGACACGCCTACTTACCTTTGCTTGCCGTATCCTAGGCATGGAAGTTACTGTAGACTTCAACTTCAGGGACATTAACTTACGCCCAGAAGACGAGTTAGAAGCGTTCAAGAGTTCTAAGCTGAGCCGATTCAAGAACAATCTGTCAGATGGACTAATATCTGATGCGTACTTCTACCACATAGCGGAACTGCCTCCACAACAGACCTCCCTATCTGGCACAGGGTTTGCGAATGAAAAAACCCAAGGAATCCCTGAGACAACCAGTGGGCCACAAGAAAATAAACTTCAACCAGACTCAGATGTGCCTAGAAAAGGCGGAGGAGAAGACCAGTGATTGAATACTCGATTTGGCTAGGCTCACTTAACATTGTTATGGACACAGCCGCTAAAGTGAAGATGGGACATGAGCGATACGTTCCAGAGCACAGTAAGTACGCCGCTCTTAAAGGCCCAACAATGACCGCTGGATTCTCAGAGGAGAACGGCGTCTATGGATATATGACGCAAAGAGCGGGAATTAAAGGCCGCACTGCCGTCCTAAATATTCAAGGCGGAATGGTACAACGCTCTGAGTGGTGGCACGAATATGTAGGCATTTCATCTTACGAGGCAATCAACAGCGCACTTATGGCTGCTAGTAACGATGAAAGCGTAGATAGTATTTTGCTTGTGATGGACACTCCAGGCGGCATGGTGTCAGGAATTGACTCAGTGACCGATACGATGGCTAGAATTGAAAAGCCAATCATTGCATACACTGACGGTGTTATGGCCTCAGCGGGTTACTGGATTGGCTCAAACGCAGACATGGTAATCAGCTCAAAGTTAGCTACCGTAGGTTCTGTAGGCGCATTAGTTATCAGACAAGACATCACTAAGATGCTGGAAGATTATGGCGTCAAGATGGAGATATTCCGTGCAGGCGACAACAAGGCACGGATGAACCCCTATGAAGACATGCGAGAAGAAGACAAAGAATACTTACTAGCTGAGCTTGATGAAAGCTACCAAGCGTTCCTTGACCAAGTAGCGATAGGCCGTGCTCACAAAGTAAGCCGACACGGACTTGAAGGACTCACCGAACATGGCAGAACCTTCTCAGGAAAGAAAGCTTTTGAGAAGAAACTTGTTGACTATAACTCTTCTTTGTTAGAAGTAGTTGAACAAATTGACGAAAAAGTCAATAATAATACCCAAGCGCCCCTATTAACGGTAGAATAGTCTACATTGGGAAACTAAGCTAACTAAGGCAGTTTATATGACGTTCAATGCGAAAACTAAAAAAGATGAAGGACTCGGCACTGTGTTTGCTGAGACTTTCGGAGAGCCAAGCCAAGCTGAAGTAGAAGCCGTAGCCTCTGTAGACGAAGAAACTACTGTTGAGACCCCAGAAGTTAAGGCAGAAAATCAGGCACCTGCAGCAAGCACTAAAGCTGAAGAAACCGAAACTCCAGAAGCTACAGAAACCTTACAGACTAAGCTTGATGTCTCTCTTGAAGAGAACAAAGCACTAGCCGGTCAGGTAGCACTACTGAAAGACATTAACAACGACCTGAACAAAGAGAAAGCCAGTCTGCAAGTAAAGATTGACGCTCAAGCGCAGGAAGTTACACAGGCCAACGAAGCTAACGAAGCTTTAAAGCCAGCCGCCATTCGACAAATCAAAACGCTGTCTATTGCTCTAAACCAGCCAACAGCTTCTGATCTGACCGAAAAAACGGCAACAGAATTAGGCTCGATCTGCGCGTCGCTACTTGACACGCTAAAAGAAACTATCCCAGCAGGGAAGCAGTCTAAAGAAGTACCATCCGGTTCTGATAAGGAACCATCACCATACGTTGTGCCTTCCGCTGCTGATAGTGGCTTGTCCAACTTTTAACCCTCTGTAGGAGAGCGATAATGGGTCCATTATTCGACGAAAATATCTCTAACTCTACGTATCCTTCTGATACTGTCTATTTGACGGGCGTGGACGGCAGCGTAGATGTTGGCAAACCTGTAACACTGTCAGCCGGAACTACCTTCGCACTAGCTGCGGACGGTGACGACTTTGACGGTTTCATCTACTCTGTAGATACCATCTATGCCAACAATGACATTGTAGGCACGGTCAAACGCCAGCCATTGCTACGCAAGCGCGTCATCAACGCAGGCTCAGGCGCACTAGCTATCGGCGCTACTGTAGTTGCTGCAGCGCAGATCGCAGCAGGCACCGCTGGACTTCCACAAGTCAAAGCAGGCGCAGGCGGCTGGAGAGTAATTGAACTGCTAGACGGAACAGGCCTAGCAACCGAAGAACTTGTCATTGAAAAAGTCTAAGAAGGTATTATTATGAGCTTTGAAACAGTAAATTTTAAATATAAGGCTACTGATGGCACTATGAAGGACGCCGAAGTAGGTCTTTCCCAGTACCAGAAAGCGTCACGCGCAGGTATGAACCTGAGCCAGTACCTGCAATCTGAGTACCCCGATGCGGATACTCAACAAGGTACAGCGTTCCAGCAGTTCGCAACTAGCATGGGATTCAACTTGAACCCTAAAGCTAAGTTCAAGAACTCATCTGCTCACGTACTTGAAGGTAATGCAATGATCGCAGGCGGCGTTACTGCCCCTGATGGTCAAGATCGCAGCATTGCCGGTCGTTTACTTATGCCTGAAATTGTTTTAGGTATGCAGGAAATGAACTTGCCACAAAACACCAGCCCGTTACGCGACGCTCTTATGAGCAAAGTTGCAATGCGTACCAGTGTTAACAGCAAGACGTACTACCGCCCTGTTGTTGATAGCGACACCAACCGCAACTTCCAGCAGCGTGAAATTGGTCAAGGCGCAACCCCTGACCTGCTAGTAAAGATTGCAACGTCTGAGCGCGGCTACACAATCCCAACTACCTCTTTCGGTATTGAGATTACTGACGAAGCCCTGGCGTCTACCACTCTTGACCAGATCGGTATGATGATTCGCTCTGCGCGTCGTAGTATTGACAACAAGTCAGTGTATCGCTGGATTGACCGTATCGTTAATGGTGACGCTCAGCACGGCATCACTGCTTTAACTCCAGTTAACTTGTCAACTTTTGACTCTACCATCACCGGCTCTGAAGTAACTCAGACCGCATGGTTAAAAGCGTTATTAGATGGTCAAGAGTACTGGGAAGCAGACACAATGCTAGCCACTAAGAACTCCTTCCTTGCCATTCAGAACCGTGGTCAGCGCCCGACTGTATCTGACGATACTGGCCGTGACAACCGCCTGAACGCTGGCATGAACTTAATGAACGTAGCTCTGGAGACCATTGACACCATCATGGTAAACAAAGATGCGGCATTAGGTGGTGCAGGCAACTTCTTACTGTTTGACTCACAGCAGTCGCTAGAGTACGCGCAGAACGTATCAGCTTCCTACGAAGCAGTAGAGCGTTATGTTATGCGACGTGCAGAGCAGATGCGCTATGATATGGCAGAAGAGATGTTCCGCTGGCGTGACGATGCTATGATGCTTGTATCACGAGCGTAATAGC